AGCAATAGGATAAATGCAAAATTTAATTTAAAATACGATATATAATTATGAGAATAGTCGAATTAATATTAGACGAAGACCAAGAAATTTCAGGAATAGAGGCGATTAGTATAGTAGAAAATCCTGCAATAGAAGAAGATTTTGTCGCACTAAAAAATCAAGAAATAAAACTAGCTGAAGTAGACAAAGAGAAACGTATTCTACTGGGAGCTTTACTAATACCAAATAAACCTATATATAGAAGAAATGGGGAAGATGAATATTATATATACTTCTCTAAAGATACGGTGTTAAAAGCTTCCCAACTTTATTTACAAAAAGGCAACCAAAACAATTCAACTTTAGAGCATCAACACTCTATACAAGGTTTGTCTTTAGTAGAATCTTGGATTATAGAAGATGAAGTACACGACAAGTCCAGAAAATATAATATGGAACTTCCTATAGGTACTTGGATGGGTGCGGTAAAAGTAAACAATGAAGATATATGGAATGAGTATGTAAAGACAGGCAAAGTAAAAGGATTTAGCATTGAAGGATATTTTGCAGACAAAATGGAAAGACCTAAAGAGCAAATAAATGACTTTGCAGATGTAGAAGCAGAAGCACAAGAATTATTATCAGAAATAAAGGGTATTGTAAGAAACGACAAGAGATACAAGAACGGAAAGAAAATGATAATGGAATCTTATAGCGACTACCCAAGTGGAGTTAAAAATAATGCAAAGAAAGGTATTGATTTAAACAAAAAAGTAAATAATAAATGCGCAACAGATGTAGGTAAGATTAGAGCGCAACAATTAGCACAAGGCAAACCTATTTCTAAAGAGACAATAAAAAGAATGTACTCTTATTTATCAAGAGCTGAAGAATATTATAACGAAGGCGATAATGAAGCGTGTGGAACTATCTCATATTTATTGTGGGGTGGCAAAGCAGGTCTACGTTGGAGCGCATCTAAACTAAAAGAATTAGGCGAACTATGATAAAAAATACTTCATATAAAGTTCAAGTAGATGTAGATACTGATACAATAAGAAATCAATATCAAATAGAAGAAGGTGCATTTGTCACTACAGAAAGCGGTGTATATACTGTTTATAATGGCGAATGGGTAAAGTTATACCCTCAATCTGGTATTGGTTCTGGTTTAGGATGGACAAGATACGATGACGGACAATATACAAGTGCAAGTAAGCTATCATTAACCGATGGCGTTACTGTTAATCTTCCAAATAATGGAGCAAGTATATATAGAAGTTATACAGGTATAGATTATTATAATAATTCAACAGGTAAAGTATTAGCAGATAATGAAAATGATGTTTATATAATGACAATCGTTTTTAAATATCAAGCACCTAACGCAAATCAAACGCATTTAGATTTACAATTTGAAGGAGGTAATGGAACGCCTTATGACAGAATTGTAGGAGAAGCTACATTCCCAAAAGGAAACGATGTAGCACACGACTATCATCAAGTATTTCAATATTATGCAGATTCAGATTTTGTAACCAATGGTTCTTACTGGCAAATAACAGCTACAGGAGGTTCTGCTCAAATATGGGATATTATATACTTTATACAAAAAACACAAAGCTATGCCTAAACATTATACGACAACATCAGGAAATTATATACCTAGCTATACAAGTCCAAAAGGAGGAAGAACAGCTTGTCTATGTTGGGACACAAATACTTATTCAACTAAATGCTGTGACGGTTCATTAAGAGCGCAGGGCATAGGTTCAATATATAGAACATCTTAAAAATGCAAAATAAATAACCTTAAACGATATATATATATGAAAGCTACAGAAATGTTAAACAAAGTAAAAGATTTGTTAGGAGTTGAACTTTCAGAAGAAGTTAAACTAGAGCAAATGAAATTAGAAAACGGGACTGTATTAGAAGCAGAAGCGTTTGAAAAAGACAATGAAGTTTTTATAGTTACAGAGGACGAAAAAGTACCAGTACCTAGTGGAGAATATCAATTAGAAGATGGGAAAATTCTTGTCGTTGAAGAAGGTATAATTTCTGACATCAAAGAAATGGAAGAAGAAGTAGAAGAAGAAGCTACTTCAGATGAAGAAGAAATGAAAGAAGAAGTTTACGCTTCAAAAGACGAAGTATCTGAACTAAAAGCTATTATTGAAGATTTAAAAGCTAAACTTGAATTAAAAGACCAAGAAGTAGCTGAAGAAATCGGACTTGCGATGACTACAATGTTATCAGAGCAAGAGAAAGTAGAAGAAGCAGTAAAAGAAGAATTATCAAAACCTGCTGCTGAACCTATTAAGCATAACCCAGAAGGGGAAGTAAAAAAAGACGGTTATTTGTATGCACAAAATAGAAGAAGAACTACAAAAGACCGAGTATTAGAAAGAATAGTAAATTTTTAAATAAATAATAAATAATTATGGCGACAACAGTAAGCATAACAAGTACTTATGCAGGCGAATTTTCAGGGAAGTATATAAGTGCTGCCCTTTTAAGTTCTCCTACATTAGACAATGGAAACATCGAAATTAAACCTAACGTTAAATTTAAAGATGTAATTAAAAAGGTAGCAACTGATTCAAACGTAATCAAAGATGCTACTTGTGACTTCACAGACACAGCGACAGTAACATTAACTGAAAGAATCCTACAACCAGAGGAGTTTCAAGTAAACCTTGAGCTTTGTAAAAAAGATTTCGTTTCTGATTGGGAAGCGATTTCTATGGGGTATTCATCTCTTAATCAAAACTTGCCACCTAAATTCTCTGATTTCTTAATCGGACACGTTGCAGGTTTAGTAGCAGAAAAGAATGAGCAAAACATCTGGGGTGGTGTTAATGGTAACGCAGGAGAATTTGACGGATTTTCAGTCCTTATGGCAGCAGACGGAGACGTAAACGATGCAGCTAACGATGGTGTTACAGCAGCAACAGGATTTACTTCAGGAAACATTATTTCTTTATTAGAAAATGTTGTTGATGCACTTCCTTCAGCAGTTTATGGAAAAGAAGATTTAAAAATCTATGTTCCTAGAGCAGCTTGGCAAGCATATATCAGACAATTAGGCGGATATGCTGCTAACGGTGTTGGCGGAGCAGGTTACGAAAACAGAGGTGGATTATGGTATAATCAAGGCAACGCTTTATCGTTTGACGGTATTGAAGTTGTTTTAGCGCCAGGTATGCCTTCTGACCATATCATTGCAGGGCAAAAATCTAACTTATACTTCGGTACAGGTTTATTATCTGACCATAACGAAGTGAAGTTATTAGATATGGCTGATTTAGACGGGTCTCAAAACGTAAGAGTAATTATGAGATTTACAGCAGGTGTTCAGTATGGTATTGGTAGGTGATTAGCATTACTAACTTTAGTACCATAATAACATAAATAATTAAGTATAACTAAAAGAAGGGTAGGTGGGTTTTGACTACCTACCTTTTTTTTTAAAAAACAAATAAATATGGCTTGTACACTAACAACAGGAAGGGCGATACCTTGTAAATCTTCAGTAGGAGGTTTAAAGACAGTATATTTTGCTGACTATGGACTAACAATTACTGATAATGTGACTGATACTGAAAAAGTAGACATAGGAGGAACACCAACTTTTTATCAATATGACTTAAAAGGTAATTCTTCAATGGAAACTACAGTAAACAGTTCAAGAGAGAACGGTACGACTTTCTTTGAAACAAATTTAAACATAACACTACAATTACTTGATAGTGCGACACAAGAAGAACTTAAGATTATTGCTTTAGGTAGACCTCAAGTAGTAGTTGAAGATTATAACGGAAACTTCTTCTTATTAGGACGTGAACACGGATGCGAAGTAACTGGAGGAACTTTCAGCACGGGAGCTGCTATGGGCGATGCTTCTCAATTCTCTATTACGCTAACAGCGCAAGAGATTTCTGCTCCTGCTTTCTGTGCGGATTCAACTGACGTAACAGGAAACGCAAGTGCGACTAAAATTGCACCTACAACTCCTAATAACGGATAGTAGAAAGTTTTAGAGTGTTTAAATGCAAGAAAAGGGGTCTATATGACCTCTTTTTTTTTGTTTATGATACAAAATAGCATTATTATTTCGATATATAAATATGAAGATATTAACGACAAGTGCTTCAGCTCAAAACATTAGCGTAATTCCAAGAACATTTGCTTCTACTTATACTTTAAAAGTACACGATGAAGCTGCAAACGATGAAATGTTTAACGGTAGTGTTTCAGCAAGTACAAGCGATAATTATAGAACTGTATCAGTTACATTTGACCCTGTATTAAAAGAGGGAAGAAATTATATAATGACTTTACTGTCAGGAAGCGATATAGTTTATAAAGACAAAATATTTTGTACAGACCAGACAATTAATCAAGACAATAACGACTATTACGACATTAACGAAGGTCAATATGACTTTGACGATACATCTGGTTCGCACGATAACGATTATATTATAATATGAATGATTTAAGAATAGTTAATTTAAGTACCTATACAAGTCCTAAAATAAAAGAAGTTAAAAACAAGGACTGGGTATCTTATGGAGACGATAACAATTACTTTCAATATTTAATTGACAGATATAACGGTTCTCCTACAAATAATGCAGTTATAAATGGTATTTCTGCAATGATATTTGGAAAAGGTTTAGATGCTACAAATTCTAATACAAAACCTGACCAATATGCACAAATGATTTCACTTTTTGATAATGACTGCGTTAGAAAATTATCTTATGACTTAAAGTTAATGGGACAATGCGCAATTCAAGTCATATATTCTAAAGACAGAAAAAAAGTTGCACAAGTTGAACATATGCCTGTTGAAACATTAAGAGCTGAAAAGTGTAATGAAAAAGGAGATATAGAGGCATATTATTATTTTAAAGATTGGACACAATACAAACCTAACGATAAACCTTTAAGAATACCTGCTTTTGGTTATAGCAAAGAAAGTATAGAGATATTATATGTAAAACCTTATAAAGCAGGATTTTATTATTATTCTCCAGTAGATTATCAAGGAGGGTTACAATATGCGGAACTAGAAGAAGAAATATCTAACTTCCATTTAAACAACATAATGAATGGTATGTCGCCTTCTATGTTAATCAACTTTAACAATGGTACACCAAATGCGGAGGAAAGACAACTTATTGAGCAAAGAATATATCAAAAGTTTAGCGGGTCAAGTAATGCGGGTAAGTTCATATTAGCTTTTAATGACAATGCAGAAAGTGCTGCAAGTATAGAACCTGTACAATTATCTGATGCCCATCAACAATATCAATTTTTGAGTGAAGAAAGTACAAAAAAGATTATGGTAGCTCATAGAGTTGTTTCTCCAATGCTTTTAGGTATTAAAGACCAGTCAGGTTTAGGAAACAATGCAGATGAATTAAAGACGGCTACTTTATTAATGGAC